TCATGAAAATCCTTTCTAGTTATCAATTATAATAAAGGATAGTTCACTATTTGTCAACACCCATTACCCAATTTTCTGCTCTGTTTTCAGCCTTTTGGATAGAATCATGAAAGACTCTCACTTCCATGTGTGGTGATGATCTTGATACTTTTAGATTCTTGGTGATAAACTCTACGACATATTCACGTACATATGCTTGGGAGACTGCGCTCCACTTCTCTACCAAATACACTTTGGATTTGCGATTTTCAAGCTCATTTTCGCCCCAATATTCACTTAACAATTTCATAATATATTTCCTTTATATTTGTTGTGGTGGTTTCTTTAATATGTCGCCCTTCCAACAGAACCCTTCTGTTGCTTGATAATTATACAGTATGATAGGTAGTAACTCATTGCAAGCACCCATACTCATTGCACCATATAATTTCTCTGCATCTATAGTCATTGCAGCTCCAAATAACTGCATCGTTATCAAAATAGATATCATAATTTTTCCTTTAATGTAAGTTGAAGATTTTAGACATATCTGAATTAACGAGTTCTCTATTCCGTATATGTTCTTCCTCAATTTCCTCTTTAGATTGTCCAAAGTATTCTACTCCGTAATGGTTTGTAACCATCCACTCGTTAAGAGTTGTCTCTACTTCTTTAAACTCTATTTTAAACTTCCCTAGAATACGTCCGTATTTTCCCTTGTCATCTTTTTCTGTTATAAGTGTTTGCATAGAACCCTCTGGTACAAACTTCTTAACTATTTCTTTTGCCATGAGGCCGTACTTCTTTTCTACTAAGTCTCTTGTGCGACTCTCAGGAGTGTCGATACCATACATACGAATCCTTTGTTTATGCATCCATACACCAAACCCTAGATCGATATCTACATCTACTGTATCGCCATCTACAACTCTTAGTATTTTACACCTATATTCATACATTACTTATCTTTCAACATTTTTTGTAGTTCAGCAGTGCTTCCAACAAACAATGCGTTAGTAACATTCTTTGGAGCACTGTCTGGAACTTCTTTTAATTTTTTCATCTTTTCTTGTAGATCACCAAGTTTTTCAGTAACATCAGCCACCTGTTTGATGAGGTTGCCTGCAACTTCGTATGCTCGTGGATGTTCCGATTCTTTGGCGAGTTCCAGTATTCCTTCCACTGCATCCGTTCCTCTTTCGACCAGATTGTAGAAGTTTCGTCTTTGGTATTCGTAGTCATTATCAATATCTCCGTTCAATTCATTTGCGCCCATCATGACAGGATCACGTGCTTCTGTAATTATTTCTGATTTTCCGTTATCACACAAATCTTCGATGACCAACTTATCAACAATTCCAAGTGTCTCATCTAGTTTAGATTTACTAGACATTATGATTCACTTTCTCCAGCATCTTGGAAAAATGAAGTTGTTTCATTAAATCCAAAATCATCATCAGCATCAGCTGTAATTGGATTGGGGGAAGCTGTAAAGCGTTGTTCACGTTTCGGTGACTTATCTGGTAAGTCTGTAAACGAATCTGCCTGTACAGTCTTGATGACCTTACTAGATGTGACAGGGCCATACAAGTAAAACTTAGCAGTAAAGTCTAGAGAATAAATGATAGATCGTCTGGCTGTAAAGTCGCCCTGATAATCATCTTCGTATCCCACATTCGTTAACACCACAGGAACATCTCTTTTAATTCCCATGTCAGGCATATCGTTCATTGTGATTGTGTAATCAGGCTGAAAGTATGGTAGAATTTGTTCTACAATCTGCAGCGCATCATCTGATTGTTTTGATAGGATGTATAATCCAAAATCAATATTGTAAGGGACAGGCATATACTGTGTGTCTAATGACTTGGTAGTAGTACCTTTAACTTTTTTGAACTGTTGGACACGATTAAGTTTACGAGCAGGATCATAGGATAAACCAGTAATTTCAAAACCAATACGAGGTAGGGTCACAGCAACTTGTTTTCCAAGCTCAGGATCGTCACCTAGTCGTACCAAGAATTTTTGCCGTGGGCCATATGCCAAAGGAACCTTCATTGATTGCGAAACAGCACCAGAGTTATCTTTCCGTACTAGATGAATATCGTTGAAGATTGTACCAAATGATACTACGATCTTCCTTATTGTTTCGTGGTAAAACTGTTGTCCTAGCATAATATATTATCCCTTTGTCCCAACATCACCAAAAGGATTTGATTCGGTGAAATCCAGTATGGTATCGTCTTGTTCGTCAAACAACTCATTTTGAGCTGTTTTATCTGTAATCATGTCTCCTACTATATAGTCTTCTTGTACAATGTATGATCCATTCTCAAGTTGTAGTGCCTCACCCACAGAAGTAGAATCGTCTTCACCTATGACCTTATCACCATCTGTTTCATCGATAATCAATTCTCCATCTGTAAATCTTTCTATTCTAAAGTTTTCGTTTACAGCTGAGGATTGTTCCAGTGTAATCTGATGGTTCATCGTGTTCACCGACAAGGCGTCTTCTATAGCATCGATCTCAGCAATACCAGTATCCAAAGCCTCTGAACTATATTCAAACAGACGACAACGTAATTTGTATACTGGGTTATTGTCTAACTGGTGGAATGGTTCATCATGATCTACAAAGTTGACTTCAAATAACTTCTTTAGAACAGGATGATAAACTGCATCTCCCTCTTGAGGCCTGTCTGAATCTGTAGTAGCAGTATCTTGTATAATATAGAAACTACTACCGTCCAACTTCTCTGTACTATCACTCGTTCCAGATTCTTGGAGTATAGACCCACCCGTTGTGTCCGTGCCATCCTCTAGACGCATCTGTGAGTCCATAGTTTGAAATCTATCTTTTGCAACAACAAATGTAGCTTCGCTGAGGTTCTGCAAACCAAACTGAGTCATCAACTCTCGTTCTCCAGCAAAACCACCAGAAGCATCTTCCATGTACATCTCTATGAGGTGTTGACTGTTAAATTTGGACAGAGTATCTTCACCCATGATTGTGTCTTCAGCAACAAGAGTTCTATCCATATAATAAACATCGTGTCCGTATATCTGTATAGCCTCAGTAACTAAATCTCTATAGAGATTTTTTTCTGATTGGATCGACTGTGAACCGCTGGTATGAAAATGTTTATTAACTGCCATGTTATCCCACCATGTAATCTAAAGGCAACTCATATGCGAGTTTCATCTCTTCTTCTAACTTAGTAATCTCTTCTTCAGCCTGTGAATAAATTTCTGAACCATTCATCTCAACACCACCCAACATCTGAATACCTGTGAACTTAGATAGGTTTGCACCCCACTGTCTTTTAATAAGAGACGTTGCATATCTCTTGAGAAAAATGTCATCGAAAACATCTGCATATGCTGATGGGTCAAGTTTTCTATAACACTCAATGATGATAAAGTCTTGTCCAGCAACAAAACTATTTTCCCAATCTGCATCAATATACAGACGGTTCTGGTGTTGATTAAAACGAATTGGTGTCTCACCCACAAGAATGTGTTCAATCAAGTCTAAGTTATCCATAGCCATCTGATACTGAATGATAGAGGTAGATGATAAATCATATAGGTCATTAAGTCTTAATTGATATTTAACATCAAACATGTTACTACCACCACCTGTGTCCGTTAATGGGAAGACCCGTAAAACTGAAACGACAGCCTGTGGTAGTGGTATCCAATTTGATCCTTCTAACCAAGTTGCAGTAGTTGTACCGTCTACGTCCGTAGCGGTTGCTGTCTCATTACTACGAGCTCGTGTAACATCTGCTTCAGTAATAAGGTGTTTGAGATACATCTTCTCAATACCATCATAGTGATACTGAGCAAAATACTGTAGTGCTTCGTCTATACGGTCATCTGCTTGGTCATCAGATATATTAATATCGATAACACCTTGACCGAGAGCCCGAAAGCAATAATCTTTGAATGTTGATTTGGTAGTAGGTATGGCCATAGACTCTTCCTTTACAAGTATTTATATGCCACGGCATTTGGGCCAAATTCTACAGACTCATCTAACC